GCGGTGCTCGTCGACGAGGGCGCGTACCTCGGCGGTCGTCTCGTTGTAGGCGGGCGTCGCGCCGGTGAGGACGCTGACGTCGCCCAGGTCGACGTCGACGAGGCTGCGCTGCGCCGGCGAGGCGTTCCAGTCCCACGAGTCGCCGCCCTTCGGGACGCGGAAGCCGAAGCTCATCGAGCGGACCTCCTTGCCGAGTGCATGGAGGTCGCGGGCGGCCTGCGTCGGCGGCAGGTCGTCGGCTTCGACCCAGAGCCCTTCCGGCGCTGAGCGGAGGTTGACGGTGCCGGTGCCGGTGCGGCCGAGGAAGAGGTTGCGGTCGTGGTTGACCAGGAAGGGCACGTCCTGCTTCTCGGCGAGCGCGCGAGTGAACGCGGTCGGCTTGATCGTCTCGACGAAGCCGCCAAGATTCTTCGACGGCGATCCGTACGTCGCGGCGAGGCCGCGGAAGCTGATGCGGCCATCGGGCGTCTCCCGTACCTCGACGTTCGACAGCGGGAAGGATCGGCGCTCGAACTCCATCACTCCCTCATATCGGCGCGACCGCCTCCGCCACCGCTTCACTCGGCAGCAGCCGCCTGCTCGATCAGCCGGCGCCGCGCCGCGCCTTCATGCTTGACGCTGACGTCGATGTCGTCGAGGTCGCGCATCGGGTTCGTGCCGCTCTGCGCCGGCTCGCCGTCCGCGATGACGGGCTGGTTCTGCTTCGGCGTCTCGCCCTGGCCGTCGTCGGTCGGCTCCTCGGTGCTGCCGACGAGCTTGTGCGGCGGCGTCTGGAGGAACTGGCCCCTCTCGTCGAGCGGCGCAGCGGTGACGGGCGCCCAGAACAGGTCGCCGCCCTGCGCCGGCGCCATGCCGATGCGCTCGCGCTCCTCGTTCCGGGTCGTGACCGACCACATCCGGCGGACGGCCATGATCTTCGCGGCGCTGACGGCGTCGGTGCGCAGCAGCGGCTCGGTGTCATGCTCGACGAAGCGGCGGCGCGCCTTGTCCTCCGGGAAGCGGAAGAGGTACTTGCGGACGGTCTGCGCGATCAGGCGCAGATACCAGGAGAGCGTGAAGTTGACGAAGTCGAGGCTCTGCGCGTCGACGCTCGCGTAGGTGGTGTTCGCGTTGGCGACGCCGAGGTAGTGGAGCGGGATCGAGAAGAGGCGCCCCATCTCGGCGACCTCGAACTCGCGCGCCGCGATGTGCTGGTACGGCTCGGGGTTGTAGTCGACCGGCTTGTAGTCGACGCCCATCGGCAGCATCCCGATGTTGTGCGCGTTCTTCAGGCCCTTGTGGCCGGCGCCCCAGCTCGCCTTGATCGCGTCCCACTGCTGCGCCGTGATCTGCTTGTCGTGGGTGATGACGCCGTAGGGTCGGCTGCCGTTCGAGAAGGTGCGGGCGGCGAACTCCTCAGCCGCCTTCGAGATGCCTAGCGCCTGGCGGGCGATCTTGTACGGCGCCATCGCGTGGACCATGTCCATCCCGATCGCGCGGAACGGCATCACCTCATCCCACGCGAGGATGTCGCGGGTGTGGTCATCGTTCTCGACCGCCCAGTACGGCGTCCCGTCCGGCGCCTTGATCGGCATGATGCGCGTCGGCTTGATCGGCCAGAGCGCGACGATGTCGCCACCGGCGTCGCTCTCCATCCAGACGTAGCCGGCGCCCCAGACGCAGAGGCAGAGCACCTCGTAGCTCCACAGCAGCAGGCTGATGTCGCGCGGGTTCGCGTCGTACTGGAGCAGGTCAGCGCGAGGGTCGTCAGCGACGAGCTGGCGCGCTCCGTCGATGCGGTCGTAGACGAGCAGGTCGAGCATCCCGATCGTGCGCGAGAGGAGGCTGACGCAGCTGAAGAACGCCATGACCGTCATCGCCTTCTCGGGCGTGACGACGATCTCGCTCGCCGCCTCGTCGAAGAGGCCGGTCTGCGTGAGGAGCTCGTTCAGCGGGATGGCCGGGTTGTCGAGCGCGTCGCGCCGCTCGACCGCCTCAGCGTAGGCGAGCTTCCGGCCGGCCTGCTGCTTCTTCTTCGCCATCACCTCTCATATCGCCCCAGGCGCCGCTGCCTCAGTGCATGACGACGAACTCGCCCGTCGAGCCGACCCACTCGGCCGTTCGGTCGACAGCGATCGTGAGCGCGATGGTCGCGTCCATGAACTGGCGCTCCTCGTTCTTGTCGAACACCCAGCCGCGACGGCCGAGGTCTTTCACGGCGGCCGCTGCGATCTGCGCCGCAAACTTCGGGTCGCCGTTGTGCACGATGCCGCGGGCGGTGACAGCGCTGAAGAGGCCTTGCGCGGCGGGCGCCATCCGGGACGGGCCCTGGTCGAACCGCACCATCGGCAGGCCCTCGAGCTCGAGCTCCTCCGCTGTGGAGTCCGGGATCCGCCACGGGTCGTACGGCACCTCGACGACGTTGTACCGCGCGGCGAGCGCGCGCACCTGGTCGATCGGCGCGTTGAACGGGATTACGTCGCCTTCGAGGACGTGAGTCACCTCCGGCGGCGGCTCGTTCGGGTCCGGCCACGTCGCCCACGTCCAGCACTGCGCCCGCATCGGTGCGGTAGCCGAGACTGCGACGACGGCGGCGCTGTCGTGGCGGCGCGACATGTCGACGCCGACGATGAGCGTCTCGCCCTCCTCGAAGCTCGCGTCGCCGGCGCAGGCGTCCCAGGTGCCGGGCAGCAGCCACGACTTGACGGCGCGCGTAGGGATGTTCAGGTGCCACCGCTGGAACCGGAACGGCGGCATCTTCTTCGACAGCGCGACCAGCCGATCCTTCGTGATGAAGCTCGCCGGATTCGCGAGCTTCCACGAGTCGGGATCGGCGGCGAGGTCGGGCGGCACGCTCGGCGAGTAGAAGTACATCTCGGGGTCGCTGCCTTCCTTGCCGCGCCGGTACACCTGCGCCCAGATCGAGTCGCCCTGCTCGTTCGCGCCCGCGTTCGTGAGGACGACCATCAGCGGCTCGGCCGCCGTCACCATCGCCGTCTCCAGCGAGCTGTAGAGGTCGCCGTTCTCGTGAGCGTGCAGCTCGTCGCAGATCACGACGCTCGGCCGCTTGCCGTGCGTCTTCGGCGCGTCCGAGCTCAGCACCTGGAAGCGGGCGCGCGTACTCGGCACGTAGAGCGAGTCGGCGAAGACGTCGATGTAGTCGCCGAGCAGCGGCGAGTCCTCGACCATCTGCCGGGCGAGGCGGAAGACGATCTTCGCCTGGTCACGGCTCGCCGCGATCGAGTACACCTGCATCCCGCGGTGACCGGGCCGCGTGCTGACGCGGGCGAGAAAGTAGAGCGTCAGCGCCGCGCCGAGCGTGCTCTTGACGTTCCCCTTCGCCAGGCCGACATAGACGGTCGAGTAGCGGCGCCGGCCGGTGTCCGGGTTGATCTCGAAGAGCGGGTTGATGACGTCCGCGACGACCCACGGCTCGGCCATCCAGTCGAGCGGCTCGCCGGCCGGTGGCCCTTCCGGCCAGACGAGGTACGTCTTCGAGAAGGCGAGGAAGTCGCGGCAGCCGGCGTTCAGCCGGACGGTGCGCTTACGCCTCGGCACTGGCGGCCGCAGCCGTCTTCCGGCGGCGAGCCGTCGGCTTCTTCTTCGCGGTCGCCTTCTTCGGCGCGGCGGGGTCGTCGACCGTGACCGACATCGGCACGTCGGTGACCTGGCCGAGGCGCTGCTGCAGGTCGAAGGCGAGCGACCGGCCCTGCGTCATCGTCAAGCCGAGGCTCGCCCGGGCGCTCGGCGTCATCCCGAACTCGCGGGCGATCTTCAGCACCAGCGTCCAGGCGTCACGCTCGACTCGAACCAGAGGGTTCACGATCCACTGGCTCTGCGCGCCCTCGACCGCGAGCGGCTGCCCGTCGAGCGCCTCGCGCGCCTGCCGGGCCCTGGCGATCTGCACCGCGAGCCCTTCCAGCACGGCTAGGTCGCTGACCGTCAGCATCTGCGCGTCGGTCACCATCTGCGCGAGCTCGTTCCAGACCACGGTCGCGCGCTCGCCGAGACCGGGCGGGGCCGGCGGCGCCTCGGATGCGACGCGCTCGCCGACGAGCACGGGCGCTGGCAATGGCCGATGGCCGGGCGTGCCCTGCGCCTCGCGCAACTCGCGCGGCTTGGGAGCCGGGCCGCGTCTACCCATGCCTCTCAACCGAACATATCATCGCCCTTCGGCCCTCCCGCCGTACGTTTTGGGGGCGTTTTGACTTTTCGCACAACCCGGGGGCGTGCGCACGGCCCTCCCCGGCGGTACTACGTGGATGGCCTGAAGATCGATGGGGGCTTGGGGGGGTGGGCATCGGCACGGGAAGGCTAGGCGGCGGGGGTGTCTGCGTTGGGGATGACGAGGCCTGTCGGCGCGCTGAGCAGTGTCGCGAGCTCCCTCCGCAGGGTCGGTGAGATCAGTGCGCGGAACACCACGCCGCCCGTGACGTGGACGAAGAGGAGTTGCTTTGATCCATCCGTTGCGCCTTCGATGTCCTGCACGATGACGCGGCAGTTGTCGAGGTTGATGATGAGCGGTGGGATCTGGGGTGGCAGCGCGGCGAGTTGCTCGAGCGTCGGAGCGGCAGGCTGCTGCTGCTT